GATACTGCTGAACCATATACTATTGACAGACTAGTAGAAGACTTTGTTAATGAGAATCCATACTTTAGAAGTGCTGGTAAAGCCGGTACTGGTAGCAGTGGCAACACTGCAAATCTAAGTGAGGTACAATTTGATATATCTCAATTGGATTTAACAAAAGCTGCGGATCGTGCTAAGTATGCTGAACTAAAGCGAACTGGCAAGATTTAAGGTTTGGACAAAGGCTAATAGAAAGGATATAATGAAATGGCTAATAACTCCGCAATTAACTTAGAAAGCTTGATGGTTAATACCCGTGCTGAAGCTGTTTATGCTGCACAGGAATCATCTCTTTATCTTCCTGGTGGAATAATTGGAATGCAGAATGTACCTGCAGGTTCCAGTGTTCTTCAGGTTCCTGTTATCGACCAAGCAAGTGCTGCTGAGAAAGATATCTCAGGTTCTGCTTTTGGTGCTGATGACTTTACTTCAAATGCATTAACCGATACTTCAGTTACAATGAATGTTGGTCTATATGCTGCTCGCACTATCCTAAGAGACCTTGGTGGTATCGATCCTATGGTTGTTGGTAACCAATTAGGTAAGAGTGTTGCTAAGAAGTTCGACCAAGATGTAACTGCACTATTTGATGACTTTACTACTCACACAGCTATTGCTGGTAGTGGTACTAACAACCTTCTAAAGGTTAATGACATCTTTAAAGCTGCTGCTACTCTTCGTGGTGCTGGTGTAATGGGTCCACTTAAAGGTGTATTCCACCCAGAGCAGGTTTATGCACTATTAACTGAACTTACTGGTTCTTCTTTTGCTGCTAGTGATGCACAGAATGAAGCAATGAGAAATGGTTATGTAGGTACTATAGCTGGTGTTGAAATGTATCAGTCTGCTTACATTACTGTTGACGAAGCTGCTCCTGACCACCTATGGAATGGTATAGTATTCGAAAAAGATGCTATGGCAATCGGCATTCAAAGAAATGTTGATATTGAAATGGGTCGTCGCCCAGAAGCAGTTGGTATGGATGTTGTTGCATCGCTTATGGCTGCTGTAGGTGTTGTAGATGGTAACCGTGGTATCCATGTACAGTCAACTGGTTTCACAGTAGAAACTTAAGATTGGTAATATTAGTGGGGATGCTTTTTAGTTTGCACAGTGTCTCCACTATGCCCTTATAGGAATAAAACAATGCGAATAGATTATAAACTAGAAAAAGAACGACTATTAGCATTAACAAATTGGACTAGAAAGGATATAACAATGGCTTATAAGAAGAAAAAGAAGAAGGGTTACAAGTAATGGCATTTGCAACAGAAAATGATCTAGTAGACTTGTTGCCTTCCATTTATAATCATGGTGTAGCTGATTGGTCCGCACAGATTACCAAAGCTGAAACAGATATTAAAGATATCATTAAGTCAACTTGGTATGATAAGAGATATAATGATTATAGTTGGGACGAAACTAAATTAGTAGAGGCTCAATGGACCGATGCTACACTATACAGAGCATTGTATCGTTATATACTACCTCAACTATCACAGTTTAGAGTAGATGGTGATACTTTCCAAGAAATGATGAAGTACTACAAGTCAGAGTACAAAGAAGAAATGAATGAACAATTTTCAATTGGTATTAAATATGATCGTAATGCTGACAGCACTATTACCAACAATGAAATACATGATTTTCCACAAACTAGGATTTGGAGATAATGAGTAAAAGAGAAAGCATAGTAGCTGATATAGTTGACACTCTAGTTACCACTACTAAAGATGATACTACAAGGTTAACTATAAAAAAAGTAACAAGAGAACCTGTTATAGTAGAAGACCTTGCTGCTACTGCTATGCCTTGTCTTTATGTTCAAAGTGCTACTGAATCAAGAGAATATGGAACAATGGGCGGAGAGATTGATGGAGAGTTAGAAATACTAATGCACTTATATGTTAACTCCAATACTAGAGACTCTGATCGCAATCTGTTGTTAGAAATATTAGAAAATGCAATAATGGTAGATACTACTAGAAATGGTAATGCAGTAGATACTAAATTAACTAATGTAGAATTAGTAGAAACAGGTGAATATGGACCTTATGCTAGTTTAGCTGTTACTATAGTAGTAGACTACAATTATATAAGAGGAGCAGAATGATGCTAATGAAATATGGCACAGCTATACATGATATTCCCGAAGAACGAGTAGCTAGAGCACTCCGAAATGGGTTTAAACTGGTAAATGACAAGCCAGAACCAAAAGTTGTCAACATAGATCATGATCAAGAAGAAGACAAAGGAGAAGACTAATGGCTCGTATTCGTGGTAATGATGGTACTGTTACAGTCGGTGGTACGGCAGTTGGTTCTGTGACTGCATTTACCCTCAATCAATCAGTAACAACAATGGACAGCTCTGCAATGGGCGATGCTTGGGATACTCATATAATTGGTTCCAAGAGTTGGAGTGGTACAGTAGATGTTCGCTGGGACTTTGATGATAGCGGTCAAACCGCTATGACAGCTGGTTCTAGTGTTACATTAAACTTATATCCAGAAGGTAACACAACTGGTAATGCAGAATGGACAGGTACTGTTACATTAACTGCACTAGACTATTCACAGTCACATAATGAAACTGCTTCACAAAGCTTTACTTTCCAAGGCAATGGTACTTTCACAGAAAATACTGTAGCATAATAAAGTATAATAGAATAGGGTCTTTGGGCCCTATTCTTGTGACTAAATAGTGTTGTCATTATAAGGAGAAAACACCATGACACCAATTGAAAAAGCCAAAGGGCACTTTAGAGAATTAACAAGTGGTTCTTTAAGAGGTCCACTACATGTAGAAGAATGGGATTTAGATGTATACTACCTTCCTGTTGTAAGCTTAAAGACTATGTCAGAAGCAATGGAACTACAGCAAAAAGGTAAAATGGTAGAAGCATTTGCTGCACTACTACAAGCTAGAGCATTAGATGAGAATGGTAAGCCATTGTTTACAAAGAGTGACCAAAGAAGTCTTATTAACTCAGTAGACCCAAAGATCATTAATAGAATTATTGATGAAATGGATGCTGATACTAAGGATTTTGACTTGGGAAACTAACAAAGGATCGAGAGGTCCTTTTTATAATGTCTATAGCAGACAGAAAAAACATGACACTAGCACAAGTTAGTGAAATGTCATTACAAGAAATAGAGCTTTGGGGTGAATACTACACTCACATAGCAGATCAACAAAGGAATTAAAATGGCTGTGCCAATGATTGCAATGGGTTTAAGACTTTTAACCAAAGGTGGTAGAGGAATAGACTTGAGTGCATCAAAGACCAAAGTCATAGACAACCTTAAAAAAGACATTAAAGAAGATATTGATGAACTTTTTGAAGAGTTTACCCAAGAGTTAAAAAAGAAGACACCAAAAGATACAGGTCGTGCTAGTAGAGGATGGAAAAAGGTTGGCAAATATAACAGCAAATCAAATCGATCCTCTACTATTATTAAGAACAGAGTACCTTATATCGATCCTTTAGAAAAAGGACATTCAAGACAAGCTCCAAAAGGTATGATCGACCCAGCATTTGACAAAGTATTCAAAAGAAAGAGAAGAAGATGAGCCAAAAGTATACAATTGATATTAATGCTAAAGATAATACCGGTGGTGTATTTGGTAGTATAGGTGGAAAACTAGGTAAATTAGGTGTAGCTGCTGCAGGTGTTACCGCTGCTATTGCTGCTCTAAGTGCTACAATAATGGGTGCTGCTGATGCTGCTGATGTTCTTGTAAAAAGAATGCAAAAACTTGGTGTTGCAGGCAAAGATTCAGAAAAGATATTCCAAGCACTTGATACTATGTTTAGAAAGTCAGGTATTAATGCAGAAACATTTGATAGAGCATTAAGACAGTTAAGCACAAGAGTCAATCAAGGTGTAGAAGGTAATAAGGCATATGCTGCTGTGTTACAAAAACTAGGTGGCTCTGTATTAGATGCTAATGGTGATGTTAAAAATGCTGCTGAACTAATGGCAACATTAGCTGTCGCAGTAGAAGATGGTAAACTAACTGTAGCAGACTTTGCTAAAATAGTAGGTGAAAAAGCTGGTCCTGAAATATTCAACACATTCAAAGCAATGGAAAGGTCAGGAGTAAGCTTCTATGATGCTGTAAATGATGCAGCTAACAATACTGCACTGTTACCAGAAGGTTTAAAGAAGAATGCAGCAGTATTCCAAGACTTAATAGAAGATTTAAATGCTAGATGGCAAAGATTTACATTTTGGTTAGCAGATAATACACTGCCAATAATCAATCCAGTATTTGAAGGTCTTATAAAAGGTATTGATATACTAGGAAGAGGATTTAAGACACTAGCAGACTTAGTAAAAGCAAATGTAAACTTTATATTGCAAATATGGACAGGTGCTAGAGATGTAATGCAAGGATCATGGGGCTTTATGTTAGGTTCTGTGTATAACTTGTTTGTAGGTACATTCAATGATCTAGGAAATAATGTAGATAAGTGGATTAATAATTGGGCAGCTAAAATAGAAGGCTTTGTTAATCCTATTGCAAGAAGATTTGGACAAGAAGGTATTTCATTAGCAGGAAGAATAGATTTCCAAGGTTTTGATGAAGTCGACACTGCTGCCCAATTAGAAAAAGCAAGACAGGGTATGATCAAAGTAATAACTGCTCCTTTAGATTATACAAATGCTTCATTAGATGCACTTGGTAACTTAACTAAACAAACAGAAAACTTAGATGATGCACTAGAAACTGCAACAGGTACATATAGAGAATTAGAACTAGCTACTAACAATACAAGTACTGCTCTTAAAACACAAGAAGAACAAATGAAAGAAGCTGTAAAAGCTTTTGAAACATATGAAAAGCAAATGGATTCAGTTAGTAAATCGTTAAGTGATCAGTTTGTAGATGATTTAGCTGCTGGTAAAGATGCACTGTCAACATTTAAGAACTTCTTTGGTAACATACTAAAAGAAATGGCTTCACAAGTTGCACAAGCTACTATAATGCAACCATTACTACAAGGTTTAACTAACTTTGCAGGTGCAGGCTCAGCAATAGGTAGAGGTGCTAATCCAATAAGTGCTATAGCAAGTGGATTGTTAGGTAGATTTGGATTTGGTGGCTTCTTTGCTACTGGTGGTGCTATTGGTGCAGGACAAGTAGGTGTTGTAGGAGAGAATGGACCAGAACTAGTACAAGGTCCAGCTATGGTACACTCAAATGCAAATAGCAGAAACATGTTAAATAGTGCTGATGGACAGATTGTTATAAACTACAATCCACAAATATCAGCAATAGATACACAAAGTGGTAGAGATTTCTTAGCACAACATGATAAGACTCTAGTAGCTCTTATAGACAAAAATAGAAACCGTAGAGGTTTAGGTGGAATAACAAGGTAAAAAACAATGGCATTAACATATACAGGAAACATACTAAACTGGCCCACACATATTAAACCAAGTGCTGTAAACTTAGGTATATCACAACCTACATTTACAAGTAGAGCACTTAGTGGTAAAAAATATGTTAGAAGCTTTAACTATGCTAAACAAGCATTAACAGTACAATATCCACCAATGAGTCAACAAAACTTTCAAACCTTTTATGCTGCGGTAATGGCACTAAGAGGTGATTTAAAACACTGTTGGTTTAGTCTACTAGGAAGTGATTCAGAAAAGTTCTTGTTTAGATTCTATGGTGATGACACAATGACTCCTACTGTTAAAACTGCTGTTGATGTAAGTGGTGGTAACTTAGTAACTACTGTAGAATTAAAAGGACTACCTACAAGTCAAAGTGAACCAATTCCAGCAGGAAGTGTTATAAGTGGATTAGGTAGAAACTATGGACATGTACAAACTGTTATAGCATGTACTGATTCAGATGTGTCAGGAGATGCTACTATTACACTAGCACATCCTTTAGCAGAATCAATTGCAGTAAATGATGCTGTAAATGTTGATCCTACACAAGTATTAGTAAGTCTTACAACAGATACTTTTGATGCTGATATTAGTAGAGTACAACACTATGGCTTTTCAGTAGAATTTGAATTTGATAGGACTTATGACTAATGGCTAGAATAACTGATACAACAGCATTAACAAAACTACAAGAAAGTAGATATGAAACATATGATCTAGTGTATATAGATGGAGTGTTCACTTCACCTTGGAATGGTGGCATCTACTTAACAAACTATCCTGTTGATATTAGTTTAGACTTATCAGGAGATTCAACACAAGTAACATTCTTAAGCTTAGGTGCTTTCTTAGGTGTAAGTGACTTTACACAAAGTTCAGACCTAGAAGTAGAAGGCATGAATATATCACTAAGTGGATTACCAGGCAATGATGTAAGTGGTGATTCGATGTTCCAAATACTGTTATCAGACACTTGGAAAGGATATTCAGTTAAAGTATGGAAACTAATAATAGTAGATCCTACAGATGCTAGTACTTCAATACCAATAGAAGTGTTTAGAGGTACAAGTGTAAATTCACAAGTAGAAATAGACAATGATGGTATTTGTTCAGTTAATGTTACAGTACAAGATGACTTTGCAGCATTTGAAACACTTGCAGGTAGAAGAAACAACCCAAGTGAATCTCCAGAGATTGCAACAAAATTATATAAAAGTTGGCCTGTTAGCCCTAGTTGGCAGAAGATAGGAACTTTTAACGACTTTAGTAGCTGGACTGTTAACGGCATGACAGGACCAACAACAAATAGCTCAACATATCTGTTTTCTCCGTATGGCTATCAAGATAGTTCAAGCTTTGCACAAACTACAGCAGCTACTAT